TTACATCGCTTTTGCTATCTCGACTAATAATTTCATTAACAACGGCATCATCTGGACGAGAATGTATCCAATTGAAGCGTTTTGAATCATTGAATAGCCTTTTTCTTTACTCCCGATCATAATCATCAATGCACCTCCGCTCATAATGACAAGAGCAATAGGATATGAAAGTCCCTTCACCAGCTCCACCAACGGCATAAATGCGTTGGTAATCTTTTCGTGAACCATCCCACTAACCGCCGCTGCACTGGCAAAATCAATGCCTGTAAACGTCAGCAAAATCGTGCCACCTGCGACTGTGAGAGCCGCTTTGATCCCCTGTTTTGCCGCTTGGTGATTGAAACGTTTGATCGCTTGTTCCCCACTCAAAAACTCCTTAATTGTCCCCACACGTTGAATTTTTGATTGAAGTGGCATTTTCACCGCTCTCCTTTTTAATGAAATTCGCTCGCAAGAAAAACCTTTACGTCCAACCCTTCGCAAAGTTTAAGCAACTGTTTTCGTTTGTATTCTGTTGTCGTCATCCAAACAAAGACTGGAGGCACTTTAAAAACACCGAGTTCAAGCATTTTACGGTACTTTGTGATTTTCGCTTTGTTGGTGCTCATTTTCTGTTGGTGATCGACCTCAACGATATGGTAACGACCATCTTGCACAAATAATGCGTCAGCCACTACAGAAACAACGCCCTTGATTTCGAGTTTCACTTCGTTTCTCCATGTATCCGGGCAGCCGAACGCAATATATAAATCATTTCGCATTATGAAGTGCCGAGCTTGAATCGTGCGCTTTCTGACTTTTTTAGCACCCGTTCTTTCGCGTCCTTCCTTCGTCAAATAGTAAACTGCTTCCCCATCGAGAAACTTCGCCACAAACGGCTCTAGCGATTTCATAACTCGGCTTGCATTGCGCGGGCTTCCGAGATTGTGCAAAACTTGCAGCTGACTCCGTGTTAAATAATCAAGTTTCGCTAATGATGAGAGTATGGCCTCCTGTCTTTGTTCCTTCTCGATCATTTTTCTCATGGTCATTCTCCTTTCTTGGTCTTATGTTGATATGCGGCGTCACAATGCGCTTGATGTCGTCGTCCTCAATGTACGCGCATTGGACGATTTCTTTTTTGTCGGTCATATACACGGCGCGTCCGGGTATCAGCGGCAAATGGGCAGCATCGGTTTCTCCTTCACCAAGCACGACTTGGCTGGCCACTTCAGTTTGTAGCTTGAAACATAGCTTTGCATCGGCATTCTGTTTTACCTGGCGAGGCAACGTATCGGCCGTTGCATATTGCGTGCAAAAAATCAACCGATAGCCAAGCGCGCCGGCCACGCGGGCAATTTCGGCAAGGATATGCTCGCACTCCACTTTGAGCCGTTTGATTTCCTTATCCGTTTCCCCGGCGCTGGCAATCTGTGCTGCTTCATCAACGATCACAAAATGACGTTCCTTTACTCCAGCTGCCCGAACATCTTCGATGCCCGCGTCGAGGAAGTGTTCTAGGCGTCTATTCATCTCATCTCGAATCGCTCGTAGAGCCTCAAGGGATTCATGCACATTCTTTGCTACATACTCGACTTGCCGTACGTCTTTAAACTTCACAAACGCCAAGCCGCCTTTCAGGTCAAGAATGGTGAACCGTACATCATCCGGGTGCCGTGCGATCAATGACGCGACAAGCAGTTTGAGAAAGGCGCTTTTCCCTTTTCGGGTCGCGCCGGCAACGATCATATGAGGAATAGCGTCAAAATCGTGTTTGATAAAATCCGTCCGTGATACTCCAATCGGGATTTCCCAACCACTGCATTTTGCAAGCATGGATTCATCAAAAAGAAGTCGTTCTGGCATGGGTTCATCATAGACGCGAATTTTGAGCATGCCGTCGAACGCCATTTCAATTTCTTTTTTCTGCTTCTTTTTCTTTTGGAGAAGGTTTCTGATTTGTGGAATGGGATTGCTTCGGAGGCTGATCTTCTTCAAGTCTGCGAGAGATAGGTCAAATGTGGTTCGTTTAATGTTGAGCCCGTCCTCAAATACATGTTTTTTTCGCTCGAAATCGGCAAATGACAAGCCAAGTGGAATCTGGAACACATACTCGATGAATCCGTCTCCTTTCGTGCGGCGATGAATTCGGATTTGTTTTCCGTCTTTTGTAACCAGTCCGGTGTTTGCAGCGATACGTTCAATTTTTGTTTTGTCGTTGCCCACTCCTTGCTGTTTTAAGTAAGTTGTTGCCGCAATCCCGCCAGCCACAAGCGACGATAGAATTTCAAAAAGCAATAGACACCACCCCCACCGCGAATCCTTAAATATCCGTTAGGATAGTCGCTCGCGTCGCGAACAATCGTCAACGGCGAGATGTGCTGATATAACGCAGTTTTTCGTGTCGTTTTCCGTGTCTACGGTCGAATACGAGCACGAATAGGTAAAACGACGATATCCTCGACGACTGAACGCGACAACGAGTGCGTCGGGTAATTCGTTATCGTTTGCGTCTGATACATCGTATTTAAGCGTGTTTGTCCATTATTCCACATTTTTGCATTAGGTTTAAATTCGGGATTTTTGGACAAGACTGTGGCTAAAAAGCACAGGAGGGATTTTTGTGTTTGGTCTGGGGAAACCAAGAAGTAAATTTGGAAAATGGGTGGATCGAATGGGATTGACACAGGAGGAAATCGCACGAAAAGCAAAAGTGGGAAGGACGACGATCTCGAATATGTGTAAAGATCCGAAATACACACCACGCATTTCTACCTGGGTGAAGGTGGAACGGGCGCTGAAATCATTTGGATATTCAGTGAAACGCGAGGATTTTTTCGATGTATAAAAAGAGCCTACTCAAAGCGAGTAGGCTTATTTGTTCAATGCTGGATGAATAAAATATTGTTGAGCGACAGTTTCAAAATTGTTGTAGTCGAAGTTTTCCCAGTTGATTTTATCTGCTGTCTGACGGTCAATCCCAACCCTTAAAATCGTTCCATCTGATTCGCTTCCGTATTTATCAACTAGCGTAAATTCCCATATTAAGAGCACTTTACTAACTTCATTGTTCTGAAATAATTTCTCGAATACTTTTTTGGAATCCGAAAGAGCTCTACTTTTCAACATCTTCGCCGTTAAATTATCGTCAGCATATAGCTTCACTGTCACGATTTTGTCATTTTTGTCCGTCGTTCCAGCATCATTATTAATTTTAATATCGATGATTCGTTTCTTATCTGTATTTGTTTTCTCTCCTAATTCTTCAATAACGATGTTTTTCACTGCTTCATCCAGTGTTTTTGGTTTGCTTGACGCTTGCTTTGGTGTGTCCGCCGTTGCATCGAACGCGATAATGCAAGCCAATGAAGCAAATAACGGAATCAATGAACGTTGAAATAACTTTTTAGCTCCCTCTTTTTTCTTTACGGCATAGATTGCCCCTCGAATCACATACACAACAAAAACGATGAGTCCTAAAAATCCGATGGTCAAAAAAATACCGCTCATACCGTTCCCCTCTTTTCTTTACTTTTTATACGTTTACACCATATCACAACCAACACAAAAATATTGTCGAATTATGTAGAAATGTCAATGAAAAAATGAATATTTTAGGAGCATCTTTTGAAATGTTCCTTTATCCTTGATTGAGAGTTTACACTGCGGGGATTTGTAGTAGCATTTCTGATGCATGACGGTGTTGATGATGTCGAGGAAGACTTTTTCATCTGGCTGAACAGTCTCTGAACAAATGGGGCAGCGCAACCGGCCGACAATCTCAAACATGGAATCACCTCTCAATGATTCATTCCACAAAAATAAAAAAAGCCCTGCCAGAAGGCAGGGGGATACATCAAACGATAATCGCTGGATAACCTTTCTTTTTCAATTCTTCCACGAGCCGCTCTGCATTTTTTCTGTCAGCGAACGCCCCGACTTGCACGCGATACAATTTTTTGTCAGACACTTTTTGTTGTGGTTTCGGCTGCGGTTGTGACTTTGCTTTTTGCGGCAATCCCAGGAATTTCGCAACACCTCGCGCGTGTGCTTCTCCGACTGCTTTGAGGAATGCCTCATTTTTCAATAGCTTGGCATCATCGCTGTCAATAAATAGGTTTTCTGTTAAAACGGCAGGCATTTTGGTTTCACGCAAAACAGCATAATTCGCACGTTTTTTGCCACGGTCCGTGATATTTCCGAACTGACGCATAGCCGCTAGAATTTCGCCATGCAACACGTTTTGCAAAGCGACTGTTTGGGAAGAAACGCCGCCGTTGTATACAAAAGATTCAAAGCCCGTGCCTTTCCCAGCATTGATATGCACGCTGATAAATACGTCCGCGCCCCATGCGTTTGCCATGTCGGCGCGTTGGGACAACGTCAGTGTTTGGTCTCCTGTACGAGTGACACGTTGTTCAAAGCCTGTGTAGTTAGCTTCGAGATAAAACATGGCATATTCTACGATTTTATGAGTCAAGTTTTTCTCCTGTAGTCCATTTGCCACCGCTCCCGGATCGCTGCCGCCGTGTCCTTTGTCCCAAAAGATTTTTTTCATTTTGTATCCTCTCCTTTTTCCGAAATTTGTTCTAAAACCTTCGCTAAAAATGACGGTGCCTTCAGTCCTAAACGGTCCAGGTTCTCAATGATGGAGATGCCTTCTGTCGCAATCAAGAACGTCAGCATCGCATCACGAAGAAATCCGTTTTGGTTTCCGGTGATGATATCCAGCTGATTCGCAACAATGACGAATGTGATCATGCCAGCTTTTTTGCCTAGCCCTTTCAGCGCGCGTCGGGAACTCACTTGCTTGTCTTTCGCGCCGGCCATAATGCCTGTGATATAGTCGCAAACCATGAAAATAGCAAATGCGGCCACTAAGTTGTCTAGGCCGCCAAGTAGATATGCTAATGTGATGGATGCACCGCCCGTAATGGCTGTCCATAGTGTATCGGTTGATTGTTTCATATTTCCACACCTTTCTAAACAAAATAAAAAGCCCATTTAGGCTTTTTAATTAAATATTTTTTATCACCTCTAAATGATATGATTTTCTATGGAAAGGAGGTGAATTGCTTGAAACTTGAAAACGCGAGAGAGAAATTGTTTTTTCAAAACAAAGAAATAGACGGCCTTTTTAACTTCTTATCTACTGTCGAACTGTCGGGTGATGATAAAAAGGCTGTCCAAAGATCTATCATTTTGTTAATGAGTCATCATGACTTCAAAAACAAAAGAAAAAGAATACTCAACGTCATTTTTGCCGACAATGATTCGGTTAACCTGAGTTTTTCCGAAAACCAAATTGGTTCCCAAGCTAACTACGCGATGTTTCACTATGAAAAATGGAACCAGCTTAATGAATTACAAAAAACTATTTGTCTTGTGGAAGAATATGTCCATCACTTTTGGGACACAGACAATGAAATTGAGGTAAGTAAAATCGTCTGTGAGATTGTTCCCGGCATCACTTTTGACCCTGAAAATGGAAATTACATTTTTCTAAATTCTTAATTTTTTCATACGTAAAGCAAGTATCTTCTATTTCACCTGATGAATAAACTATACTTTTTACTTTCACCTCAGGAATATGCTCCTGAGGTTTTTTTGTTATATTCATTATCGCGTCAAATCGTTCCATACTATTCCACCTTTCTACTCTCTGATTGGCACGACGCTTTTCACACTCCGCGCGTCAATAATCACATCCCCGATCACGACGACGTAGTCCGGCGTATCGTAGTTCTGCGCCGCTTTGATTTGCTTGTGAAGCAAAACTGCATCAAATTTCTCCACTTCTGTGATATGCTCCTCACCGCTGTGTTCGACAATTCGGATTTTCATTCTTCATTCTCCTTTCCTTGTTTGAGTTGTTCCAATTCCTGTTTTAATTGATTCAGTTCACCTTGATATTGCTTCGCCAATGCCGCATAAATTGCGCGTTCACGGGACAACGCAGTGATCTGGGACAACAACTCCTCAATGACCTGTTCTGCTTGTATATTCATCGCTTCTCCTCCAATATCGATAAATTCTCAAAATACACATCGTCGCGTCCAACACGCACACCGATCACATAAAAATCACACGTGCCGCTCCCGACTGCGATGAATCGGTCTGCCTCCTTTTTGATGATTTTCACAGTCGGGTCGCTTGGGAAAACACTGTACCGTTCCAGCGTTTTCGCGAATCGGCTTTCCAGTCTCACCTCCGTGCCAAAAGGACTGATGTCCACATTTGTGATGAGATCAGCGATCATCACGCGCGGACTGTCAATCGGCGACATCCCCCAATTGATTCCGTCAATTTCGATAGAACCGCCGCTCTTGGTCCCATTTGCATAGAAGGTGTGTTTGACCGTTCCGCCAACGTAGATCCGCACATCGCCAGTTGAACCCTGAAAGATATAGTTGCCGTCACTCTGCTTCCATCGCGCGTTACCCCCGTAAGCGTCGACGTACGGACCGTTCGGACTGAAATAGATCCGATGTGCATAGGTCAGGCCGTTGATACGGTCTGTTGTCATCACATCAGCCGTCACACTGTCCGCTCCAACCCCACCGTTGACAATCATGTCGCCCGTCATCGTCACGCCGTCTTGGTTTACTTCGAAGGATGATATAGTCGCCCCTGTCGAGTAGTGTTGGAACGATATAGTCAGGCCGCCAGCAGGGTCTAGCGTATAGTCAAAGTCCGGCAGGGCGTCGGTCAGTGAGTTGGTATGCAGGCGGAATCCTAGGCTATCGATTGTCATAGTGGAATGGTACTGTACGTTACCTAGCGCAAACTGCTCGTCAATTATGAACTCCGATCCCGTGATCGTCACGCCGGATATATTCCCGGCCGTCACCGTTCCAAGATTGGCCGAGATAGCGGAAAGGGAGGTGACATTGAGCTTATCGGCGGTGATTGCGCCTGCGGCTATTTTCTGAGCTGTGATAGCACCGTCAACGATCAATTCACCACTGGCCATGCGGTGAACGCGGATGTTATCAATGTACGCTTTGTTCGTCGTCTCGCCGTTGTTGGTGAATGTAACCCATATTTGCAGATATCCAGTCCCGCTTGGTACGGTGTACACGCCGCTTTTCTTCGTGAATGTCGTCGTTTTCGTACCGTCCCATTGAACGACGACGTCCCAGTAATTAAGAGACGTTCTTTTGTCGTCGTACCGGCGGAAACCAATTCGTAAAGTCCCTGTTCCCGCGGTGTTTAAATAACGCCCTTCTGCTTCGACAAAGAATTTTTGCCCCGGACGAACTGGAAAGATTGCGGACGAGTATACGTCAGAGTTGCCGCCATTACGTGCGTCAATTTCTAGTGCCTTGTTTGATCCGTTTCCGTTTGTAAAACCGGATATATCCACCACTCGTGCGTAAGAAGAACCGAACCCCTTCGGTACACTTCCCACAGTGTCGTTTTCAAAGTCCGGGTTCTCGCAGAGGTTCGTGAAGTCACTGATGACTAGCTTATCAACTGTGATGCTACTAGCGCCGATACGACCTGCATTAAGCGTACCTGTTGTGATCTTGCCAGCATCGACGCTGGAGATCTTCGCGTTATCGATCGCCGCGTTAGCGATTTTAGCGTTCGTGATTGCTCCATCAGCGATGTGAGCCGTACCGATAGCCGCATTCGCTATTGCCGCCGCACCGATAGCCGCGTTCGCAATCTTCGCATTTGTAATCGCGCCGTCTTGGATTTGCGCCGTACTAACTGCAAGATTCGCAATCTTCGCATTCGTAACTGCCGCGTTCGCAATCGCCGCGTTGCCTACTGCCGCGCTTGCAATCTTTGCGCTAGTGATTGCGGCATCGGCGATTTTGAAAGAGTCTATGGCTAAATTAGCGATCTTGGCGTTGGTAATCTGCGCATCACCGATCTTGGCGGTAGTGATAGCACCATCCGCTATCACGGCACTGCCGGCGGTGATGGCGTTCGCCGCTAGTTCATTTGCTGTGATGGCGCCAGTTGCAATTTCGCGCGAGGTGATGCTATCTGCGACTAGTTTGTCGCCTGTGATTGTGTTCGCTGCAATTGTCCGATTTGTCACCGCACCGTCAGAAATTTTAGGATTGGTGATAGCTCCATCTGTAATTCCTGCTGAATACACACCGTTATGGTCATATAAAATGGTCGTCCCATCCGAGCCCCTTACTTTTAAACCATATACGGTTCCGTCGCCATTCACATCTCCAAGTGATACACGCTCCACCGGTGTCTGTTGATTATCGAATACTTGCAGCCGGTTGCCGCTGATGCGCAGTTTTCCGTTCGCGCCCTGAACCGTTACTTGACTAGTGTCAATCGTACCAGCAGCTATCTTATTGGCAGTTAAACTAACGATTTTGGCATCTGTTATGCTGCCATCGGCAATCTGCGCCGTTTGAACCGCGCCCGTCCCGATAAGCGCCGTCGTAATAGCTCCTGCTTTAATGTTCGCTGTATCGATCGTGGCACTCGCGATATTCGCGCCGGTGATGGTGGCGTTAGCAATCTTCGCGCCAGTGATCGTCGCATTGGCAATATCCGCGTTCGTAATTGCGCCGTCTTGGATTTTTGCGCTGGTAATGGACGCATCCGCAATCTGCGCTGTACCGATCGTCGCGTTGGCGATTTTCGCGCCGGTAATGGTGGCGTTCGCGATGTTGGCATTGGTGATGGTTCCATCTTGGATATTAGCCGACGTGATTGTAGCGCTAGCGATTTTTGCGCCCGTAATCTGCGCATCACCGATCTTTGCAGTCACAATAGAACCGTCTGCAATTTGTGCTGTTCCAACCGCGAGATTTTGGATTTTTGCGGATGTAATCGCGGCGTCGGCAATTAAAGCGTTTGTAATGGCTCCTGTTTGAATTTGTGCTGTGCCGATCGCAGCATTTGCAATTTTGGCATTATCAATCGCCGCATTCGCAATCTTTGTGTTTGTGATGGCCGCGTCCGCAATCTTGGCAGTTGTCACGGATAAATCGTCAATCATCGCGGTTGTGACCCGGAGATTATCAATTCGCGCGTTCGTTGCATCCAGCCTATTTACCAGCGCATCATTGATGATGGCTTGCTCATATACAACGCGATCTACTCTCTGTGTGAGAGAACCGCTGCTGCTAAATTGATTGCTGTTTTGCGTCTCGCCGACCGATTCAATTTCACTGACCAATCCGCCGCTATACATCAATTTGTGAGACATGATTGGAATATTGTATGTCTGATTGTCAATCGTCGTAAACGTGATAATGTCGCCGCATTCCAGCGCCGGATTTCCATTGAACTTCACGTAGAACGGCATGTATTGAAACCCGTTCAGCTTGTTATAGATGTCTGTTAAAACAGCATCCGTTACATACGGGTTTGAAAACGTCACTTCACTGCCGCCGGCCAGAAGTGTTCCTTTGCTGATTGTATTGTTTTCACTGACCTGGCATGTCACCTTGTCCACTCTATATACGTCGTCTTTCTTCTTGACATATTCAATATATTGGTCAGCCGCAATCGATTCTGCAATCGTGGCATAAGACTTAATCACCAATTGACCTGAACGGTTGAATTTTGCAAATCCGCCACACATGGCAGCGATGATCGCCACCATTTCACGGTGTGTATATCCCTCGGGCTTGGTATCTATCGAGTAGCCCGGAAGAGTGCCGGAGAACTGCACTCCCGCCTGTGAACATATCTCATTCATCACAGCTGTGATGGTAGCTGGATACGTCAGATTGCTGAAATATCCTTTTTCAAGTTTTATCATCCCGTCGTAGCATGTCAGCTTTGTAACGTTTTTCTTCTTATCAATGACATCAACGTAAAAAACACCAAGCGGGACATACTCCAATGTTCCATTCACGCTCACACCAATATAAGGCGTGACTGTCGCTGTCTCAAACACCTCATTCACGCCGGTCAGTGTGAGTTCCAAAACAGCAGAAGACACGTCCCCGATGCTAAACGCATCAGATGAGTTAGACGTGTCTTCATACACCATCTCGACAATCTTGTCCTCAAAATATGTGTTACTGTTAATGATGACCTTCACGCCTAACAAGCGAGAGTGCTGTTTTACTGCCGTTAAAAAACCGCTTGATGCGTTGTACACTGCTACTCACCTACTTCTCAATGAAGTTCATTGATAACCCTTCCCATAGGATGTTTCCGTTTACGTTGCGATACATAGGGGCGGATCGATCGCCGACATAAAAAGTCTTGGTAATCGTCGCCCCTGCCATCGGGTCGGGATACTCCACTTGAAAATATACATCCTGTACAGCCTGTAGGATGGTGGATATTTCAGACATGGTCAATGCCGGCCACTCGCACTCGATTTTCCGTTTCACCGCAATCCGGTCGCGTATCAACTCACCCTTTGCGTTGCGCGTCGCTTCTCCATCCAAGTCCATGATGTCCACCTTGAATGACGAAGGAGTTTTAATGCTGACCCCATTGATCTTTAGCATAGTCCCCCTCCTTATACGGTGATTAGAGTTTTACCGGACTGCCGTTGCACTTTATTGATGCCGTTTATGATTTCTTTAAAAATCCTCGTAGAACCAAGATTGATCGTCAATTCAATTGGTTGGTTTCCGTTCGTGTTGAGTGAGGCAAGGGCATCAGAGATGGCTTTATACGCTTGTTCGTATATCTTGCCCTCCGGCGCGATGATCTCGCCTTGTGTCCGGTTGTCTCCGACAATTGCAAGCATCGGATTGTTCGCCGCTACGTAACCACCTTGTGCGAGTTTCGGGATTTTCGGGATGTCAGGGATTTTTTTGCCGATTACAGGGATTCGATCTTTGAATTTATTGAAATTCTCGATCGCGTTGTTGAATAAACCAATAAACTGGTTTAGCACCGCTTTCACCCCATCGGCTATTCCTTTCTTGAAGGCGTCTTTAATTTTAGAAAGTGCTTGCGCAATTTTATCCGCTACATTGGTTTTGAACCAAGTATATGCACCACTGAACTTCTCTTTAATGGCACTCCACACACTTGATGCCGCATTCGCGATAGCCGTTTTCTGATTATTAAACGCCTCCATTGGTTTTTTGGCGACGTTATCACGGAACCATTCATAAGCGTCTCTAAATTTCTCTTTAATGCCATTCCATACATTCAGCGCCGCATTCGCGATTGATGTTTTCCAGTTGTCAAACGCCTCCATCGGCTTTTTGGCCACATTGTTAACGAACCATGTGTACACATCTTTGAATTTGTCTTTGATTGCATTCCACACATTTTCTGCCGACTTCCCAATAGACGCCTTCCAATTATCCAAAGCCTCCATCGGCTTTTTGGCCACATTGTTGACGAACCATGTGTACACATCTTTGAATTTGTCTTTGATTGCATTCCACACATTTTCTGCCGACTTCCCAATAGACGCCTTCCAATTATCCAAAGCCTCCATCGGCTTTTTGGCCACATTGTTGACGAACCATGTGTACACATCTTTGAATTTGTCTTTGATTGCATTCCACACATTTTCTGCCGACTTCCCAATAGACGCCTTCCAATTATCCAAAGCCTCCATCGGCTTTTTGGCCACATTGTTGACGAACCATGTATATGCATCCTTAAACTTCTGCTTGATCGCGTTCCAAATGTTCTCGGCCTTCTGTGCGACAGCGTTTTTGGCATCGCTGAATGCGTTTATGATCTTTTTCAACACATTGTCATTGAACCAACGGTATGCATTAATAAACGGCTTCTGAATGCCGTCTGCCATTTTCTCGCCAGTATCCTTGAAGAATTTCACAACGCTAGAAAACGGTTTTTTAATTCCGTTTTTCACTAAAGCGAGAATGCCCTTCTTGATGCCGCCCAATAGCGTTAAATTGAAGAAGTTCCAAACAGCTTTAAACGCGCCGATCACCATGTCCTTTAAGCCGTCAAAAGCTGTTTCCCAGTCGCCGGTGAATACCCCCGCGATAAACTTGATGAGCCCCTCAAAAAACTGTATGACACCATCGATCAGACCCTTAATTGAGTCCCATACAAACTCAACTAACCAAAATACAATCGGTTTAAGGAAAGTCCAAATGTTTTTCAGCGCTTGGATGAATTGTCCTCCGTACTTCTTCCAAAACCCCATTATTTCTTTTACTTTTTCTTTAAAATATTGAGATACTGCTCCCCATACTTTTTTGAACACTTCGGCGATGGGGCGGAAAAATTGTTTGACCTTATTCGCAAATTCTTGCACTTTTTTGCTGACTCTTCCCAACGTTGTTTCGCTCTGCCCTGGATCAAAAATGGGCGTTGCGATTGGCGCGCCTCCGCCTCCTACTCCACCGTTGCCGCCTCCGCCTCCACCGCCAACACTTCCGGAGCCGCTAGAGCCTGTATCGTCCGATGACCCGACTTTAATGTTATTGATCTCGTCAAACCCTGCTAGCGATCCTTGTGCTTTTTTCCTCGCTTTTGCCACTTTCTCTGTGCTTTTGGCCACCCGTTCATTCATTTTGGCGACTCCGGCCAACGCATTTCCTAATCCGGTAGTGGCAGCCGTCTGCCTATGGGTTGCCGCCGCTTGTTGTATGGAAACTTTCACTTGCTGTTTCGTGCTTTGTGGAATTCCAAAAAGCGCCCGTGTGAAGGCAGCGACGTATTGGAATGCGGTTTCGATCTTGCGCATGAATGCCGTTAGCACCGGCAAGACGACGTTCAAGATGGGGAGAAAGGCTTGTCCTAAAGCTAATTTAACATCCTGCAAAGACGCTGTGAAAGCGGCCATCTTCATTGCCGTGTTGTTTTGCAATGTGTTGCCGAGGTTGGCGCTGACCGATTCAAGGATGTGGTGATACAAAATGGCTTTCTGCATGTTCGTGCTGAGCTGTTCCCACGGAACCCCGTTGGCCATAGTCTTGTACGCGTTGGACGCCTGGATTGCCGCCACACGGACGTTGACTCCCAGTTCATCCGCGCCGTCTGCCTCTTGGTTCATTGCGGAACGGATGCGATCAGACACCTCAGCCATCGTCATTCCTCTCTTGCTTGCGATGATCGCCGCCGCCTCCATCATTTTTGTTGTCTTTTCCATTAAATCGCGTTGGCTCGTGGCGATCTGTTTAACATTCAGCGACAAGGTATTCGCTAATTCTGCCGATTGCAGTTTTGAGAAACCTAGAGATGCCCCGACCGTATTCTGCCATTCTATGAAGTCTTTTATGCTTTCTCCCAGCGACTCGCTTAGCGTGCCCATTACTGCTTCGAACTTCGCTGCATCTTTTACGGCGGGCGAAAGGACAAATCCTGCCCCAATAGCCGCCCCGACCGCCGCTCCGACAGCGGTCATCGTTTTGCCGACAGCACTCATGGATTGTTTGACTCTTTGCGCAAATGAATTGATATTCCGTTGCGTATTTTGCAACTCTTTCTTTAGCCCACTAAAATCTGCCCCACCGCGAACTAAAAGGTTTTTGGTAGCGATGGTAATCACCTTCCTTTCTTAATAGACCGTTCCGCCAAGCGCCGCATTGATCCGTTTGACTTCTTCAAATATCTGTTCAGGCGTCATTTTCCTCTGTTCTTTCTTGTCTTTTTTCAATATCTCTTCCAAACTCGGTGGTTTCCGTTTTCCGAACAGAAACTGTGCTGTCCATAAGGCGTTCATATATGCCAACGATATGTTTTCTTCATATTCCCGACGCAATTTCTCGCTGTACGATTTCGCCACTAAACTGAATTCGTACGGGGTCAATTCCCAAAACTCCAACATAGACATTCCGATTGTGGCAGCTGCTTCAAGCGCTGACTTGATCGAAAACGCCTCGCTATCGCTGCCTCGGTCTAGTTTTTTTCTTCTTTCTTCTCCTCGCCCAGGTCACCCATTGCATACCGGAAAGCCGCATCCATCGCTTCCGTCACCTTCACTAAATTGGAGTATTCGTCGACCAAATCCATCACTTTTTCAGGTGTCAGCTTGGGGTCTTCATGCACAAGTCCAGCCCACAGAATGGTCGCCAAATCACCCATCGTCAGGTTGTCAAAGTCAATTTTTGAGATTGGCATTTTTAATTTTTGTTCAATCAAATGCATCGCTTTCATTCCATATCGGAAGTTGCGCACTTTATCCAATTGAATTGGAGTGTACATTCATTTCCCTCCTCAACAAAGTAAAAAAGACTAGAGGAAATCCTCTAGTCTTACGCTGTTTTCACTACAGTCACTTCATATACTTTAGGCGCTTTGTTTGGTTCGTTGGCCACAATGGTCACTTTTTTCGAACCGATGCTCGTCATCGCTACAGAACCGGATGCCGTACCGCTTGTTAAGTTCTGCACGAACACACCATCTACGTACATCGCGATCGTCTGTCCTGCACCGGTTGCTGTAACCGTGAACGAGGTCCCCGTCAGGCCACTGAACGCGTATAGATACGTATTGGTATTGAACGTTGGTGCCAAAGAACCGCCAGTTCCGGACAAGCTGAGTCCAGTCAGTCCGGCTGAAGCTGTTAGACCCAGTGAAGGCTGGCCGGACACTTTGATCGTTGCTTCAAACGGCACGGAGTCCTCCAAATCAGCTTTCGTGGACACCTTCGTTACAATCCCATTGAACGTCCAAGAAGCGCCAAAAGGAAACAGAATGGTATAGGGCAATAAAGCACCGCTCTGAAATGAGTTATAAAGAGCGATCTGCCCGTTAGAGTCGCCAGGGTTAAAATACCCTTCTAAACTGACCTCCCCACCATCCTTCAGCCCCTGCATAAATGTTCTCCAGCCGCCGCTATCCAACGTAGTGGTTTCTACCGTATCGGCGCTTAACTCCACACCGCCGATTGACGTTAGTTCAGCGATGCTGTTTGCACCAACCATCAATTTTGTTCCCATTGCCAATTGAGCCATAGGTTATACCTCCTTGATCCAAAATGTAACATCGATAATCCCTCGATAAAGCTGAAGTTCGCTCTCGTATGTCTCCGTGACGTTGTTGACGGTCACATCCCCTACCGGTATGCCTTCCGCACCGATTTGTCTTGCTTGAAATCCCATCACCGCATCTTTCACTTTTTTCGTGATCCTCTTCATCTCTTCGTACGAGGCGGCCAATATATTGAGTAGATAGCTGACTTTCACGTCATTCTCGATTCTATCCAGCGTTTTCATCTGCCTGTATGATGAGAGGATATACACGAGATACGGCGGCTTTTGTCCTTCCGGGGCGTTGGTCGGATGGATTTTATTCGCGATCTCCTCGATCCGATTCAACTCATATCGCAACGCTTTCTCCAACCGCCTCACCCCTTCAATGCTTCGTCAATCTGTTTTCCCATTTCAGAAATAATTGTGTTGGTAATCGCGTCTGCATTCTCGACTAGCGCGTTTTCCAAAAAGTGATAACCCGGAATGTATCGACCATTCCGAGCAAAAAACCCATATTCCTGCGACGCCGGGTAGTATGCCACAATCTCTCCGGACTTGTTTCGTTTTTGGAAAATATCGTTTTTCGCCCGGTCAAAGGTCACTTGGTACACCTTTTTGCCTTTAAAACGCGAGCGTTCCCCCACCAGTTTTAATCCGCTCTTTAATTCACCTGTGTCGACAGGAGCCTTTACTTTTGCGCTCCTCAAGGCAATCGTCATGGCTTTTCGTGACGCTTTAGTGACGTATTTTTGTGGAACGTCCCCCAGCCGCTTTAAACTCCGTTCCAGCTCTTTCAAGCCGATAATCTCCACTTTAGACATTACACCAACTCCTTGCATAAAAGCTGGAGTTCAATGTTTTTTTCCTGTGTATTCATCACGGCAATTATTCGAAAATACCGATCTTTAAACTTTATCCTCATATCCGGTGTGATGCCGCCTCTGTATCGCATCGTGATTTTATGCGTCACTTCGCTGTTGACGGCCTCAGCCGCAAAAAATTCTCGTCCGCTGATCGGATTGACGCTGGCCCATGCAACCAAGACATCTAACCATTGTTCCGTTTCTTCCCCATATTCATTTTGCGTTTTGATTTTTTGTTGCACCAAAACTCTATGCCGCAACGCCCCTATTTTCATACTGTTGCACCACCATATGCGTGAGTCAATTGAACAAGCATACTCTGTATAATCGGTCGGACTTGGTCAGATACTCGACCCATGAGCTCGCGATTTTCGTACCAATCGGATACCAAGACGTAGCAAAACAGCTTGGCCAACTCATTCGTATTGTCAAACGTGTTCCCTGTCGCATTGACCAAATACTTTTCTGCCGCACTAATTAGCGTGCTAATCAAGCTGTCTTCGTCATTATGGTCGATACGGAGCCATTGCTTCGCTTCGTCGAGCGTAATAATCAAGATAATCACCCCCATAAAGGGGACGGGGTTGCCCCCGTCATTAGCTCAGCGCCAACTGGCCGTATACAGCCGCGCCCGTATCCCAGAATTTAATGTCATCGCGCATGATTGTGCGTAAATCCGTCGTATCGCGCTTGAAGGCATCCCCGCCTTCTTTCGTTGCCGCCAATTCAAAAAATCGCCGCGTGAACAAGACAATAAGCTCTTCAAGATTTCCAATGAAAATAGGAGCCTTGTTCGGCGTTCCGGTGATCGACGGCAAGTAGCGATTGGAACATACGACAACTGGACGGCCAAACATCAACTTCCGCCCTGGCTGCGTAATGTCATCTTGGAGTAAGAAGCGACCATTCGCATCCTGTTGACTATCAAGCCAGTTATATCCGTCTTGGTTTGTTAAGACAATTGAACTCAAGCTAATAGCCGGATCCAAGTCAACGTTAAATACTTTTTTCACTGCTTTTAGATCAGCCAAGTCTTTCGAAGTCATAGTTAAAAGGAGATCCGTAATCAACTTGTTACGCGTCACAACGGCCTTCTTACCAATCCAACGCGTGATGTAATTAATAATGTTCTGATCGCTATCAGCTAAAAGCTCATTCGTAATCGGCAGGATGCCGCCGCGTTTTTTCACAGAGTATGAGACAGCCACGAATTTAGGATTATCCGTTTCCGGGAGCACCCCGTATTCGTCAATCAATGCAAACGGCGTCATCGTTTCATCTTTCTCCAGCACGCGCGATCCTGATAAAGTGGTCACTTCCTCGACGCGCACATATTGAGACAAGTCGTTTTGCGCTCTCATGATTTCATTAATGCGCGTCTGAATATCTTTCGGAACAATCAAGGACGAATCCCCATCCGGAATCGCCGGATTGGCCCCGCCTTCATTCATAACGGCGCGTTTTTCATATTCCGCAATAATGCTTCGCTCATCTGACGATACCGGACGTCGGCGAATCGCCTTCATAAAGATTTGCCGATACTCCCGTTCCAATTCTGCATCTTCTTTCGTGACAGCGCGTGTTTCACCGCTGGCCGAAAACGCACCGCCAAGCCCCAATCCGCCGCGCTCTTCCTCCTCCAATTGCCGTTGTACCTCGATTTTCTTTTGCCACGCCCGTACTTCTTCCATACGTTTTTCGGCTTCATCAACTTTATCCTCGGCTAAAAGAGCACGAACTTCAGCTTTCATCTGTTCCAGTTTTTGCAACATCTCGCGCAATTCTTTCCCCATATCATTCAACCTCCTATAATCAAAATAAAAAGAGCCGATTTATATCAGCTCTAACTCGATGGCTAGTTTTCGTTTTTTGTATTCGTTCGAAGCGCGTTTTTGTTGCTCTCGGTACTCATCAAGCGACCGGACCGACACTTCATTGGCCGGATAAGCCGGGAAAGCAACCGGGGAAATTTCATACAGTTCCGCATCCAAAATGGAACGTTTGTAGATTTTTTTGCCGTCCCGGTCGACTTGCGACCATTTGTCTTTTGTGACTCGCATGCCAAACGATACACCATCGACATCCCCCCGTTTGATCATCTCCCAGGCATCGTTGCCGATCGTGGTGTTCGGCAAGTCCAGCTCGAAGCGCAATTCCTTTTCCGTGCTCTCCAGGCGCAACGTTCCACTTTTCGTGCTCCCGAGCACCTTAGCCGCGTCATGCGACCAGAGCCCGACAACCCCGCGCGTTTTCAAACTCTCATCAAACGCGCCGGCCGCGATTTCCTCGACGAATGTGTCGCCCCACCGGTCTCGCATCTCCGCACTTTCTGTGTTGTACTTGATAGACCCAGAGATGGTGCGTTTTTCTTCTTCCTCGGCCGACTGACGGACTTCAATTTTCACTGGCAGCGCTCGAATTTCCTTTGTTTCCTTCGGTGCTTGATTGCCCACTGTCACCACCTCCTTTCATGTATTGCTGACCTACCATTGTTAGAGGGATGTAATTTCCATTGACAATGAGCTGATTGCCTCCAGGGCGAGGTGGCAAGTCTTCCTTCGCTCTTGCCTCGTCAGGCTCAAGAAAGCCGTTCTGTATGCCGATCGCGTAGGCTTCATATCTCGTTTTAATATCGGCACGCAGGATGCTGTCAACGTTAAATTTCACGTAATAACCAGCCTCTAATTCGCTGTCCAAGAACAATTTATACGTCATTTCCTGCTCGTACATTGTTAAAATCGGGAGCAATGTATCCACATAAAACTGCCGTTGTTGTTCCACCACGTTCGTGTGAGTTGCCCGGCTTAAATCGTTGAGCTGGTGCATCTTAATCCCAAACGCCGTTGCGATTTGCCGGATCGTGAGCTCTGTGTTTTCAAGAAACTGCGCATCAGACATCGTCAGACTGATTGGCTTGAACTCATACCCAATCGGCATTAGGGCGATGCGGTGACTGTTCTTTAGTCCCGATGACATCTCCTCGAACTTTTCCCGGAATTTTTTTTGCGCCTCCGGGTTTAAATCACCTACGTACTGAACAATCCCTTTCACTTGCAGCCCTTGCTTGTAAAAATTATTGATAAACCGACCGGCCGCCGCCGCATTTTCCACTGTTGCCCGCAAATAATCAAGAGGAGGGACGCCGACAATGCCATCGAGCGTCACGCCGCTTTTAAAATGCAATAGTTCATTCGGCATGAGCTTCCGCCGCTCGGTCCCGACATCGACTTCATACCAGATGTGGTTTTTGCTACTGAAAAGGCCAATATCGTCGATCCAAATGCGCACTTTGCTTGCATCGATTGGCCAAAACGCCACAATTCGCCCCTTTTCATCCGTCTCGATGTTGACATAGGCATTACCATATATGTTCCTCTGCGTCTCGTTGCACTTGGCAAAGTCAGAGGCCGACATATACGGATTGGGACGAAGCTTTAGCAACTTATATAAATAGTGCTTCACTGCCTTATTGACGCCGTTTTCGTCTTCACGATACGTCTTCAATGGGAGCTTGGACAGCGATTCCGCTAAAATCTTGATACAAGCGTAAACGGTTGCCTCTTTCAGCGCGTTTTTTCCGTAAACATTGACCTCACTAGGAGAAATGCCGAGAAAATCTAAAAGCGCTGGATCATTTAGGCTGTATTCCGTGTAATCGGTACTTCTTCGCTCCAAAGCACGCCGGAAAAACATTCAGTTCTCACCTCCCTCACGGCGGATAACGCTTCGGTGGATGCAGCGCCGTAAAAATACCGATAGCTAAACAAGAGAAACCAAGCATATACAGCCCTGCCGTCACGCTTAACCGGAACGTCGCAACGTTAATAAGTGTCAGTCCGATGAAAATAAAAAAATCTTCCGCGTAATCACGAAAGATTTTCTGTAATTTTTTCACTTTATCAACCCCACAGTCTGTCTAAAAAGTCATCGGTCGCAAATTCCGATACATCAACCGACTCGGCATTCGCAAACATCGCCCGGGCATGAGCGTTAATCAATGCTGCTAGTGGGTCGATCCGGTCCGTGCTCTTCGATTTATCGAGCATAATGTTCTCCTGGGCGTCTTTTCGTGTCACCGCGTTGCCGACTGCCCATGTTAAAACGGGGTTTTGGTTGTGAATGATCTTCTTTTCAAACACTTTTGTCCGGAAATTTTTCGTCGGCTCCGTCAAATAGCGAATCCCCTGCGGAATTTCTACCGTCGTGAAGCCATCCGCCTCAAGCTCTTGCATCAAATGCCGCGCATTGTACTTGTCATAGCAAATTTCCTTCACCAAAACGCCGTATGTTTCCTCAATAGACTTGATATATTCACGCACAAACGTATAATCGACGACCGCGCCCGGCGTGGCCGTGATCCAGCCCTGGCGAATCCACTGATCAAACGGCATTTTGTCCGTTTTGACCCGCTCGTTGAGCTTTTCCTCTGGGATAAAAGAGTGGGATAAAACCACAAATTTGCCGTCATCCAACGGGATTTCGATGGAAACGCTCGTTAAGTCAGTCGTGGCCGACAAGTCCACGCCTACATACGCATCCAATCCGCTGATATCCGGCAGGTTTTCCACGCTGCAGGCCGCCCAGCGTTCGGCCGAGATATAGGCTTGCTCCCGCTTATTGATCCAGACATTCATGTTTTTCGTTAAAAAATCATCCATTTTGTCCGGTTTTTCGAGCGCTTCTTTGAGCTTGGCGCGAATATTTTCCACCCCTTCCGGATAGGAAGCCGCAATCGGGTTCGCTTTCAGCCATGCTTTTTCGTCCTTAATGTCATCAATCAGGTTTCCGTCCTCGTCTTTATCCAGTTCGTTGACCATCGCAAAGTATTGATCGTTCTCTACTGGGCTGTTTGGGTCTAACAGCTTTGAAACGTATTGATACTCGCTTCGATAACACGGATTGTTTAAGTTGGCGCCGGCCGTCGTAATAATCATCAGCAACGGTTGCGCCCTGGCAATCATGCCGGAATCAAGAATGTTGTAAATCTCATCTGTTTCATGGGCATGATACTCGTCAATAATGCCGCATTGAGGGTTCAAACCGTCGCCAGTCTTCCGGTCCTCTTTGGAAAGTGGCCGGATAATAGACCGGCTTTTCAGGTGATGGATCGCCCCGTATTTCACTTCATACTTCCCTTTGAGTTCCGGGCAGCCGGCCAGCATCGCCTCGGTTTCTTTCCAGACAATTCTCGCCTGCTCCGTTTTCGTCGCGCCGATATATACTTCCGACATGTTTTCACCGAAAGCCATGGCTTCATAGGACGCCACACACGCTAGGCTTTGCGACTTCGCATTTTTCCTGCCGACCTGCCAATATGCCTTTTTAAATCGGCGATAGTCGGTGTCTTTATGCACCCAACCATAAATGTTGCCGAACACAAACACCTGAATTTCATGTGGTCGAATATGCTGTCCCTTGAGCACACCTTTCGTATGTTTAAAAAGCGTCATCCATTTGAGAAAACGCATCGCTTTCGTTTCGTCAAAGATATAGGGGAAGGCATCGGTTCCCTCACGTTCAATGTCCCGTAAAAAACGCAGGCAAGCCCATTTATGCTTCTGGCAGGCGATCACCCGGCCGTCGATGACATCATAGGAGTAGTCAATGAGCCATTGCTTTAGGCTCATACATCACCAAACTCCTGTTCAAACGGCGTCGGCTGCTTTGGCTCCTCTTTTGGCAACGCAAGTTTCGCCCGGGAGCTTGGCGTCAATCCAAATTCAACGGCCAGCGATTTCATTTGCTCGTGCAGTTGTTTTTTCTTCGTGAGGAGAGGGTGAGGCACCTTGTTCGTTTCAGCCGCCTTATTGGTGTATTCGACCATAAGCCCCTCTTCCTCAATGATCTGCGAACACTTTACATAGTTTGAATAAGCATCGCAGTATAGGGCAAGAGCATTCACATCGACATTCGTGACCAGCCCGATCTCTTTCAGTTCCTTTACAATCCGCTTGAACTCCTTCTTGGCCACATCGTCGAGCCAACTCGGGGGTCTCACCTTGTCATCATTCGGCCGGAGCTTGGCCTCGGCCTCTTTTCGGGCATCAATTTCCTTTTTCGTCAAATGCTTCGTCCCCTGAATCAAAATCAAGTCCACCGGCTTCGCACGCCGACCCATTTTCAACACCACCTTTCGTTTGGATTTTGCCAAAAACTCACAGCCCCCTTTTACGACGAAAAGGGAACTTTGTTCGCGCCGAGGGGGGGCGCGCGGTATCCACGGGGATAGAGAAAACTTTTTACCCCGCCCCCTATCCGTATTTCCTCTTGTCTTCAGCTGTTTTCTTGTTATGGCACGCGTGACACAACGATTGCAAGTTGTCGAGTGATAGTCGTTTGCTCCAATCAACCCGCACCGGCACAATATGGTCCACCACGTCAGCCGGTGTGATGCGTTGCTTAGCAAGACAATGCTGGCAAAGATAGTGATCGCGGACCAACGCCGCACGTCGAACGCGCTGCCATTCTTTGCTGTGGTAAAACTCGCGGGCTTTCTGATCGCGGATATGCTCATCGTAATATCGATATCGTTCTGCTTTACTTTGTTGTTCTTTATACTGATGTTCTTCACAAAATCGCCTTTGTGTTAAGTTCGGACAACCAGGAACAGAGCAAGGCTTCTTCGGTCTGCTCGGCATAAAATCACTCCAAATAAAAAAAGCACCCGATTATTCGGATGTTCTAATTTACATGCGTTTTAGAATTCGTTCATACACAGTTATTCAACATTAAGCTCATCCCTAATGGTGACGCCCTGCTTCAATTACCCCATTCACTTATTAGTGGCATTCACACGACAAAAAAAACAAAAAATTGATTAAAAACCATTGATACGTATTGTAATACGTGTTATAATGTAATCAAGGAGGGAGGGAAATGAAGAGTTACTCTTCAAAGGAATTAATAAAAATCATACAACAAGATGGATGGTACATAGTAAGAACAAGTGGCAGTCATCATCAGTTTAAACATCCCAGTAAACCTGGACTAGTAACCATCCCCCATCCAAAGAAAAACTTACCGATCAAAACAGTAAAAAGCATACTCAAACAGGCGGGGCTACTCTAAGCCCCTCCTAAAGGAGGTTAACATATATGCACAAAAAAGACCGCTATATTTATCCAGCTATTTTCGATTACGGTAGCGATGGAATATCTGTTGAGTTTCCTGATCTTCCTGGCTGCTTTACTTGCGGAGATACAGAAGAAGAAGCTTTTAAAATGGCTAAAGAGGCGATGGCATTACACTTATACGGCTTGGAGCAGGAAAATGAAGAGATTCCTCAGCCTTCAAAAGTATCGGAAATTCAAACAGAAAACAATCAAGTAATCGTGTTCATCGAGGTATGGATGCCACCTTTTAGACATGAAATGGAAAACAGAGCCGTTAAAAAGACGTTGACTATCCCGAAATGGCTTGATGATCTAGCGAAAGAACATAACGTGAACTACTCCCAAATTCTTCAAGAAGCATTAAAGAAGCATCTTGGCGCTACCGACCGATAAATAAATTATAAAAAGCCTCTTCACCCGCAAAGGCAGAAGAGGCTTTCATTTATACGTCTTTTTATTTTCTTTTCAGCTCTTTCGATCATCGACTGGACACTACTTGAAGAAATGCATAAATAATTTGCAATTTCGCTGTAAGTTAGGCAATATCCACGCGACATTAAATAAACTTCTCGTTCCCGATCTGTAAGCACCGATAAAGCATCTTCGATTCGCTGCCGATCCCATTCTGTGATAACACTTTCCCTTTCGTGATCGTCCCATTCGTAAGTTGGTTCGCTGGAACGGAAAAATTTCTGCATCAGTAACGGATCAAATGGTTTTTCGCGTTGATAAGCAGCTCTTCGTTCAATACCACGTCGATTACCAGGTCTTCTTCCTGTTGTCATCCACTCTATAGCAAATTCCAGATCCGAAATCATTCCTCTGATTATCTTTTTATCTTCATCCGATGCCTTTTCTAGGAGTTTCTTGGCCAACCGTAACGATTCCCTATATTGTTTCAAAAGCTCCTCCAT